CCCTCTCGGGGGGACATGCCGCATCCAGCGGCTCCATATCGGCCCTGACATTCGACGGTTAAGTGGAACGTCGAGGGAGTATCCTCACGGTGATAAACATAGGTTATACTCGCCAAAAGGAAATGGACTTGTCAACGACTAGGCAAAGGTCTATCTTGTCGGGCAACAGTGGCATTCCTGTCATTTACGCCCCACAAGTTGAAACCTTTGTGGATGTAGAGAACTACACCATTACCAAAGGAGTTGACACGCCTCATTACTTTAAGCTGAAGCGTCAAGGTAAATTATTACCTTTAACCCTCTTCGACCAAGAAGAACGTAAGTACTCAGGATCCATGGCATGGTCACTATCCCACTTAGGTGGGTATTGGCAAACATGCGATTGGTCTCCTGTGTGGCATACGCTTCCTTCCATCGAAGAGCTGCATGCACATGGTGTCGTTTACGACACTGATTATTCTGTGCAAGCAGCGGCCGCTAAGATTTATGAAAGCGGCTGGGACGCTTTGACTTTCATCGCTGAGTTACGGCAGACTCTCGCCATGTTTACAAATTTGGCGCAGAGATTTATTGCTAAGCTCAGATCCGGCAAGCTCGAAGACATTTGGCTTGAAGGACGTTACGGTTGGCGTACCCTGTATTTCGACATGGTCGATGTCCAGGACATGCTTAGTAACCTTGATGACGAGCGTAAGCGCTTTCGAGAGACCTGTGGTATGACCTTTGATGAACAACGTGTTCATTCTCAGTCTTATGCCCTTGGTTCTGCAGGCGACTATGATGTTGTTTGGACCGACACGTGGCGTGTCGGCCTCAGAGGCACCGTTGTCGCAGACGTAGATCCACCGAAAGTCCAGTTCAACCCTTTAACGACTGCATGGGAGATCGTAAGATTCTCATTCATCGTCGACTGGTTTCTGAACGTCGGACAGGCTCTCGCAGCTTTGAGCTTCGTGCTCATTAGCCATGAATATTACGCAGCAGGAGGCATTCAAGTTGCTCTCACGAGGGAAACCTCGGTCGGCAACTTTCGTGCCAACGCAGACTGGACCGGAGCAATCTCCGGTTCCTCTACGGCTACGTATATATGGACTCACCGTGAACCAACCTCAGTGTCACTATTCCCACTCACGTCTGTCCGACTTGACGCTTACAAGATCGTTGATCTTCTAGCGTTGATCGTCCAGGCTATACGCAAGTAAGGAGCGTAATATGGCTGCTATGTCAACAGCCCTCACTGAGTTTTCCGATAAGGAGAACTCACGCACTTTCTTCTATACAGGGCATACGGTTACCAAACCGAAACTCGTGCTCCAAAGACGAAAAGTGCCAGCTGGGAAAGAGGTCGTCGCCGAAGACGTCGTTACAGTCCTTAATGGCACTGAAGACGCCGCCGGTGATTACCTCGACCCGCGAGTCACCTTCTCTGTCACACTTCGCCGTCCCAAAGATGGGATCGCAGGTGATGTTACCGCAGCGTTAGCCATCTTCCGCGACATTGTCGCGTCGGATGAGTTTACTGCGATGGTGACGACTCAACAGTACCTGAAGTAGGTACATGGCCATGAAAATGGCTTATGCGCTCTTCTGGACTGCGATTACGTTCGTGGTTATCATTTGGATAACTTCCGTCATAATCGTCGTCGCCCCACGAGGAAAACTTCCTCGGCTGTGTGTAATCGAGAAGGAAAGATCCTATGAAGGACTTTCAGACGTTGCCGTACGACATATGTCGAGGGTACGTTCGTGACTACGAGTCCGTGCTAGGACCGGAGATCTCTAAGAGGGTGACCGGATGGACACGCTCAAGGAACCTCCAAAGCCTAGCTTCCTGTGTGGACCTTTTCCCTGATGCATTGCATGACAGGGAGACTCGAAGGTGCCTGATGCAGATCCAGGCTTTCTTTAAGAAAGCGTCGATCTTCTCCGACCCGAATGTCTGCAAGCCTGCTGCTCTGAAAACCTTTTTGGTGTCAGAGCGTAAGTGCAGGATTGTGAACAAGAGGCTTGATTTCTATTACCTCCACGCCGACAGACTTGATAGTCGTCTTCGTCGAAATATAGAGACCATGGAGAACTGGATTGCAAGTGTATTGGGCCCTTTCGAGGATTTTCAGGGAGCAATCCCTGAGTATGTGAGGTTCACATCTGGCGCTACTTCATCTACTTCACGTCGTGACTCTTTGCCCTTTAGAAAGGTGAAAGAGCAAGGCACTACAACACCGGGACTTGTCCCGTACTGTGAGGCCTTGGGTAAGTACTATGGTCAGAATGACCTAAGTGTTATCCCCTCGAACGTGAATAGAGTAGAGTTTGTACCGAAGTCTTGGAAGACAGATCGCACGATCGCTTGTGAGCCAGAGTGGGCTTTGCCCCTCCAGCTTGCTTTCGATTCGTACGTCAAACGACGTCTCCGCAAACGCGGAATCGACCTGTCTGATCAGACTAGGAATCAGAGACTAGCATATGAAGGGTCTGTTTCGAATAATTATTCGACCATCGACCTCTCCGCCGCTTCGGAC